TTATAAAGGAATTTGTTGATCGTAAAAATAAAGCTATAGCTATATTACAGATTTATAAAGGTACTGTATCTATAGCTGGTAAAGACCGGGTAGTTTATGGCACTCACGGTAACAAATTTGTTAATGAAATTTGTGATTATGTATTAAACACCCACCCGGCAGATATTGTCTTTTTTATTAACACAGACAATTCACATGTATCATTTCGTAAGAACAAAAAATGCGAAATTGATCTATCAAAACTAGCTGCAAAATTATGTGATGGGGGAGGTCACGAATATGCAGCGGGTGGAAGAGCAACGGAATCGTTTCTTAACTTCACCAAGTTACTAGAAATAATTCCATAATATGTCTGGCATTGTAGGCGCATTACAAGAATCAGTAATTGAAACTCCCATAAAACAACTCGCAAGAGAAGAGTTGGAAGCAGAGTTAATTAAGTTCGGTTCGTTCTGTTCAATTATACATAATAAAAAACTGAATAACGTTACTTTATTCTCCTTAATAGTAAAAAATAAATTATACCGTAAGATTTTCATGGAATTAACTGATACTGATAGTGAAAGAGAAGCAATATTACTATTTCTCAAGTATAATTCTAATCTTTGCCGTAGCAAAGTAGTGAGAAAGATATTAAAATCATAGCTCTTAATGAGCATTGAACAAACTTACAATACATACCTAAGCGTATCTAGAGGGCATAAAAATAAACCCTGGAAAGCCCGAAAAGACTTTGAAGGTTTTGATAAAACACCAGACGGTATTTTATGCTTACGCTTAGATATGTTTTTTAAGAGATTTCCTCAGATAAGCGTTAAAGATTTTTTGATGGCTCCTTACGTCATCTATAAAGATGAAGAACACTTTCCGCTTAACTTCTACCTTACTCAAAAAGCAATTGCATGCTACTCTTTGTTACAAAATCAAAAACTTGAAGAACTACCCGATACTGAAAGCCATACTAAGCATATTCTTGAATCATTAAAGTATATTGCTACTGTATGTGTTAATGAAGGGATAACTTTAAATACGTATTGCAACACTAAATCTGGCTATACATGGAGATGTATTGAAGATTACAATGAAAAGAAGTTAAATTTGTATGTGTTACTGTCTCTACCTAATTTTGATACTATTTATAATGAAATGCATTTACAAGATAAGCAATTATATTTAAAAAGTATAACAAACGACATAGTTAAATTTAAAATGAGATTAAACAGCTCGGATAAAGCTAAAAAAATCATAACTGAAGCTTTTAAGAGGATAAACAAACTTTCACTTGATAAAAAACAATAACATACTAATATACTATATCATTCAATATGAAACCTTATAATTCAAATATGTTCGAAAGCATTAAGAATGCTTTAGATAAAGCTAAGACTAAAACTGGCGGTAATTCAACTTATCGTAACATTCTTCAATTAGAACCTGGAGATAAACCGTATACAGTTAGATTATTACCTAATATTAAGAATCCTGAAGAAACTATTCTTCATTATTATCATCACGGTTGGAATAGTATTGATACTGGCCAGTATGCAAGTATTACCTCCCCCTCGACTTGGGGTGATCGCTGCCCTGTAAGTGAACTTTATTTTAAAGTTCTTCGAGATGGTACAGATTCAGAAAAAGAACGCGCTAAAGCTAACTTACGTCGTAAAGAAAATTGGTTAGTAAACGTATATGTTGTAAATGATCCTAAGAAGCCAGAAAATAACGGTACTATTAAAGTGTTACGTTATGGTAAGCAATTAGATAAGATTATTCAATCAGCTATCAATGGTGACGATTCAGAAGAGTTTGGCGCTAAAATATTTGATTTAAGTGAAGAAGGTTGTAATTTGCGTATTAAAGTAGAATTAGTATCTGATAAACCCGGTGCCCCTAAGTACCCGACTTATACTTCTTCCAAGTTTTTAAATGCATCATCTATTGAAGGTTTAGATGAGAATAAGATTCAAGAAACTTACAACAATATTTACGATCTCAATACTTTCGTAGAACGTAAGTCTAGTGAAGATATTAAGTCGTTTATTGATCAACATTATCTTGGTAAGACTGATATAGCACCGGTTGCTGCTCCAGTAGTTGAAGAAGAGGATGTACCATACGAAGCACCAGCCGTAAAACAATCTCCTGCGGCTAAGGCTATTGCTAAGGTAGAATCAATTGATTCTAATGATAGTAAAGTAATGGACATTCTTAACGGACTAGATAACTTATAATAACTTATGGCCGCTCCTCAGCAGACTCAATACAACCAAGCAGAACTCGAAAGACTCTCTCATTCCACTAGTAAAGTAGGTAATGAAGAGTTACTTCTTGCAGCTATGTTCGGCAAAGTATTACAAAATGATATTAATGGTATCAAACAAAAGTCTGCTGAGGTAGGTGGTGGGTTAAAAGTTAGTGATGTAGATATGAGTAAGGTTATGCCTTCTCATATCTTACCTGCTATGGGTATTAAGACTCCACAGCAAAGACCACCTTTACAACAACAAAGACCACCTTTGCAGCAACCTATACCTCAACAACCAGTTAGTGTACAACAAAGTCAATGGATACCTGCACAAGAGACTATAGCTGAATCTAATGTTACACCAGCATTAACTTTATCTGATCCTAATCAAATGGAATTTGATTTAAACAAAAAAGTACATTATGAAGATATTTTAAATGCTATTGATAAATTAGAAACTAAGGTTAATATGTTAACTGATAAAATTAACATATTAATTGAAGCTAATAATAAAAAAAAACCGAAAATAACAAATGGAACTTAAGCTCGTTAAGAAAGATTTTGCCGATAACTTTTTAAGTGTTATTGGTAAAGCTATAGATATTGTATCTATAAAACTCAATAAAGACGGTTTATATGCTGTTTGTAATAAGCCTGATACTAGTATTATTTTACTAGCAAAATATAGTAAACCCTTTAACGTAGAGCAAGAAATTACTCTTAATATTGGTGATGTTAAAAAGTTACTGAGAGTAATTGACTGTATTAATGAAGATGAATTAGTATTTAAAATTGAATCTAATCATCTTTATTACAAGACTGAAACTTTACAGTTCAAATACCACTTCTTAGATGACTCAGTGGTACCTAAAGTTACACTTAAGAGAGAAAAAATTGAAGCTCTTACTAATGATACATTCTTTGATATTAATACTAAGAAACTACAGGAAATATTAAAGGCTAGCTCATTTACTACTGATACTAATAAGATTTACTTGTACGGTCAAACAGACGGGGTGTATTGTGAATTAGGAGATAAAGAAAAGTCCAATACAGACAACATTAATCTCAAAGTTGCAGATAAAGTAGAAGGGCAACCTTTCAATCAAGTAATACCATTTAATCTTGATATATTTCGAGTCTTAACTGGAATCAAATTCGAAACTGCTAGAGTGGGTATTAATTTAAAATTTAAAGTAATGTCATTTTATGTTAAACCTACTGAGGAGACAGACTTTACTTTCGTAATATCAGGATTAGTTAAATAATGTCTAATAAAATAACAACTCAGAGTTATTTTGTAAAAAGACTTAAAGACTCTGGATACATGGTCTACAAGCTTTTTGATGAGTACAATGAAGCAGACCCTCGTAACTGGACTGTAATGATAGATCCGGGTAATGCTTCAATTATCTGTACATGCTATAATAATGATAGTGCTTTTGGTGAGTACTATTTTGAAATATACGACGGTGGTCAATTTATACCTGAAAAGTTTAAGTTGAAAACCGACTCAATTGAGGTTATAATAAGCTATTTAGTAAAATATGGAATCAACAATAAATCAGAGTTATACAACAGGCGAACAATTCAAAGCCGTTAAATCTTTTAATATGTCAAACGAAATTAATCACCCGACCCTCCCTACTGCTAACAGTAGTATGATTACTACAGAAGAAGATAGGAAAGCTATTATTGAAAAGGCTACAGAAGCATATTCAACGTTTCTTGATGCTTTACGTATTGATTGGCGTAATGATGTCAATAGTGCTGATACACCTCGCCGAGTAGCTAAAGCATATGTATGTGACCTTATTAAAGGTTGTTATGAAGGCCCACCAAAGATTACTACTTTTCCATCAGACGGTTATGATGGTATTGTTAGTCAAATGAATATACCTGTAGTGTCTATGTGCTCTCACCATCATTTGTCATTTACCGGGGTTGCGCATGTTGCTTATCTTCCAGATAAGAATGGCCAGGTTATTGGACTATCTAAACTTAACCGTATTGTAGAGCATTATGCTCGTCGACCACAAATACAGGAAGGTTTAACTGTACAAATCCATAGAGCTATTGATCAACTCTGTATAGGTAATCAAGGAGTTGCGGTTATTCTTAAATGTTCACATACTTGCGCTTGCCATCGTGGAGTAAAGCATCACGGTTGCGCTATGATTACTTCTAAATTATCTGGGGATTTTATGAATGAGCCAGAAACTCGTAAAGAGTTTTATGATTTTGTTGCATCTGCAGAACGAGAATAATAAATAATAATGATGGCCGGCAAAAAACCAACGAAAGGTAGTAAGGCTCAAGATAAAAAAAGAGTATCTGCATCTGTAAAGCCTGAGACTGCTAGCCCAAACAAATCTATCGTACCTTCAAAAGAGCAAGCTAATATACTTGATATGATACAACTTGCTAAATTAGAGTATATAAAAACGTTAAACAGTAAAATTGTCAGCGAAAAGCGTAAAGAAATCGATAGTTTAGATATACAAATTAAAGAGTTTCTCGGACCATATATGCTTATCGGTTATGATCTTAATAATCAACCAGTAGAAATTGTTTCAGCTAGTGATCCAGCTTCTCATGATGCTTTATTAGAACGTTTTCGTCGAGTAATGTTTAA